TACACTCCTGGTTTATCTGCTGGTTTTCTTTTTGAAGACTTTAACCAAACAACTCCTGTTCTCTGAATGTCTAATCCTCTTGTTTCCTTTAATGCTTTTGCATAAGCTGCTAACTGCATGTCGTAAGTCTTATGTAGAGCGTTAGATGTTTTGATGTCCAATAACCAAATCTCTCCATCCATCTCGACTACTAAGTCGGCTGTACCTGCAAACTGGTGTTCGTCTGAATATGCAAATTCTTCTGAAGAGATTAGTTTGGGTTTGTGATTATTCCAAAACTCAGCAAACTTCAAAATCATTGCCCATACGTGTTCGTTGTACTTGGCGTTACCGTAATCGTCGATCCAAGACACTTCGTTACCTTCTACTAACTCCTCAACAGCTTTGTGCACTTGTGTTCCTTCCTCTGCTGCTCTCTTTGCGATCAAATCAGCATTATGTCCTACATCCTTCAGCCATGTCATAAAAAAGTTATTCTTAGGCATGTAGTTTAGAATTGTTGTTACGGATGGATAATATACTCCCTCATCTCTTTTATAAACTCTTCTATCTAAAAAGTTCACTTGCTTTAACGGAGCATCGAAGTTAATCTTCTTCTTTTTATGCTCTGTTAAAATGTTCATTCCCTTGTTAATACTCATATCATTTGCAATTTTCTCTGCATGAGATCGTAGTAGTCTACGGGCAAAGCTGTTTGAATTAATTTAGTAAAGTTTTCAAAGCCCATCTCACTTGGATCTTTGTCTTCCATATCAACCATGTAAACTTCTTTTCCTAAGTCGAGAAGTTGTTGACAGTGTTGAAGTGCCTGTTTTTGTGCATCTTTATCCAATGCAATGTATATTTTATCTACTTGAGAAGTTACTAACTTCTTCATTAGCTTATTCGATATAATCTTTCCAAATAATGGGATAACGTTTCTCTTGATTGCAATTGCATCAAATGCTCCTTCACAAATTATAATAGGTACATTCCAATTAACAAATAGCTCAAAAGCAACTATATCCTTTGATGCTGGTGGATTCTTGTATTTGACTGGGGAGTTTGGATCAAAGTTTCTAGCGATGAAGTAGTTTAGATCTCCCTTCTCATCGTAGGAAGGAATGATGATCATATTACTGTACTGTCCATTACTACAATACCCTATGTCATATTTGTAAATATCGTGTTTACTAAGCCCTCTTTTCTTGAGATAGCTTATGGCATGTCTCGCTACGATATCTCCTTTAGAAACCGATGATAACGCTTTGTATTCCTTTGGTAATTCTACTTTGAATGCTTGTGTTTGGTTAGGATCGTTTGATACTCTAACTTTTAGAATTAATCCTAATTCCTCTAGTTGTTGAGTTGAAGCATTTACCTTTCTAAATAACGAAACTAACGATCTACCTTTCTTACCACATACCCAGCAGTTAAAAGGGTATTCATTCTTTTCGTTTGGTGTAAAGTTGATTTCTAGTTTCGGCTTATGGTGATTGCAGAAAGGGCATGTATATGCTCTATTGTTTCGTGCTGTGGGTTTTCCTGTTCCCAACACCTTATCTACTAAACCTATCAAAACCTGATTAACCATGTTATAATATACACAATTAATCCTCAATCTCCAACGATGTCAAATCTTTTGTATAGAACTTGCCTAAAACATTATCGTTATAATATTGATCTGGATATTCTAATACTCCGTAGCTAAATAGGTATTTGGTTTCGAAGTAGGTTAATTGTTTTTTAGTGTGTACGTATTTTATAATTTCTCTAGTAAACTTTTCAGGTCCCTGAGCTTTTAGTTCAGCAATCAATGGTTTGGAAGAACCGTAGTAAGTTTTCCAATCAGACTCTTTAACAACTCTTTTAAATGTAGGTTTTCTTCCTGGGCCTGTTTGCTCTGCTAACTCTTTCTTTGTTAGTTTCTTTTTTAGAGAGTGGTGTAGAATCTTCCTACCGATGTATGACTTGTTTGTTTCAACATTGGTAATCTTGTAAACAAAACCTATAGTACCTTGAGGCATATCATCTATCGATGCTACCTCTTTGTTTTGATATAACCACATAGTTATTTTTTTCTATTCTTGCAATGTTTAGGATCTGACTTCGAGTATGTTGGTTTTGGACATGGTGTTCCCATTTTATGCATATGTCCACATTTGTAGCAGCAATTGCTCTTTTTAGCAATTTTTTCAGCTACTATCTGTTGTACTATTTCTCTTAGGTTCATCGGTCTATATTTACTAGGATTGTTGTATCTGTTGTAGGAGATGATTGTATGGGTTGTGCAAGTTTTGCAACCATTAGTAAATCTTGATTATCGTTATACAATCCCACCGTTGTGATATAAGGAGCAAAATACGATCCTGTTGCAAAATACTTAGCAGATCCTGTTCCATCAAACACAGTAGGATTTAATGTTGTTGTAAATTCACTAGGGGTTAGTGTGCATTTAATTTGTGTCTGGTACAGTGTTGTAGAGCTATCGAAAGAGCATGTAATATTATCGTTCGTAAATAGTGTAGGTATTAGCAAAACTCCATTACCTGCACTGCTTCCATAAATATCATTAGTTCCATATCTACCTCTTCCATACTCTGCTGGACTTAGTGCTCCTACTTCTATGTTATTTGTTACTATTACAATTCCATGTTGGTAAATTATATTACCTACATGTTCATCTTGAGGATGTGCTATTATATTACCTTGTCCATCATCTGATAGGGATCCGCTAACTTCTCCTACCCCTACTATAGTTGTTTTATATTCCAACTCAAAAGAAGTTGGTTTTACCATGTTGCCGTATAGTTTTCTTGGAATTGTAAAAACTCCTATAACACTATCGTTATAAGACTCTGTGAATGGAAAATATCGATCTATACCTTCGTTGGGAAATTGATTTAAAGCATCTCCTATGCTCCAATTCACAGTACTTGGTAAGTAGTTCTCAAAAGATCCTGATGCGTTGTATTCGGAGCTTATGAAATTAGAGTAGTACAGTTGTTTAATTGAGTCGTAAATAGCTTTTTGATATACCACATAGCTACTTGTAAGATTTCCTGTTATCTCTTGGCCTGTTGTATATCGTCCTATGTATCTATCTATTCCGACTGTACCCTCTTGGAAGGATGCAGTTCCTTCGAACGAAAACCTTTTATTTACCGTAAAAGGTGTTACGATTACATCGGAAGCTAGTAGTGTTTTATAAGCATTCATCCATTAGAAATCTAACTTAACTCTGACTAAGGCTTCTTTTGTAAAATCCTTTTTCAATGGTCTGGATAGTTTAGCTACTGCTAGTAAGTCGTTGGTGTCGTTATACAGTCCCACAGTTGTCATATACGTTTGAGGATTGTAGATAAAATCTTGATAGATAACCTCTCCCGTTGATCCTGAGATGAAGCTTGGGTTTTCCGAATAGTTGAATTCTGATGATCTTGGTCTTACAAAAATGTAGTTGGATGTGATCGTCTCTTGTGAGTTAAGAGTAAACGATGCTCCTCCTGATACTGCGTTGAATATCTTAGCTAGGTTTCTTCCGTCGGAGTTGCTAGATCTATCTGTAGGAAATGTCATACCTCCATCAGCAACCGATGCAGTGAGGGCTAGTGGGTTTAATAAGATAGTTCCGATGTCGGGTAGAAACCAACCATATGAACCAGATGCTACTGTGTATCCATTTGCCTGCTTGTCTGTATTCGGTACACCTGCAGAACCTGATATTAACTGAAATACTCGTCCTGCATCTGTAAATGATATCGAAGGTACTACTTGAGAGTCGTCAGTTAGTACTAGTGTATTTGATCCAGATCTCAATGTTAGTGTTAGAGATCCTGGAAATAGTGATTCTTTGTACCTGTTTCTGGAAACAGATATGCCATAAAACTCTGTAGCTGTTACAGTTCCAAAAGTAAAATCTGTGTTTTCATCTCCGTTTACAAGAGTTCTATACTGCCCGTAGATTGTCGATGTAGGAGATTTACCATCAATGCCTGAGTTATATAATGTACTACCTGATCCTTGTTTATTTCCATAGACAAGATCAAATTGTACTTCCGCTCCAGATAATCCCGACCCTGTTTGGTATATTGATAGGTAGTACGGTCCTGTTGAGCCTGCTTCTTGTACAGAGGATGTGAAGAAGTTTATCAATGTTGGTGTTGTATTGCTCCATATTGCTGCTGTGATCGAGTCAGCTGATATAACGAAGTCGTCTCCTTCTAATCTTTTAAATGACATATTATATGTTTTTAGGAAATTTTATTTACTGTTACTGGGATTGTTAGTCTTGCTCCGCTATCACGACCTGTTACTGTGAGAGTAGCATATAGAGCAGTAGTTGTACTACCAAATAGAGTATTTAATGTGGTTGCTGTTAAACTTAAAGTGGTTCCTACTACAGTTTTGGATACATTTGTTCCTACCGTAGTTGTTGTATTTGCTGCCACTGCTTCTGCTGTTTGTATTCCAGTAGCAGTAAAAGTGTTCATTAATCGAATATCTGATATTGTGAAAGAATATCCTGATGCTTCGTAATTATTTCCTCCCGTGTAATTTAACGTTTGTGGAGTAATAGCAAGTGATGCTCCTTGTTTGATTGATATTGCAGCGTATCCTAGGTCTAGGATAGGAAGTTTTGCTGTACCTCTTGGTAGAGTTACTAGCTTATATTTCATCATCTGTTGATCTTCCGGAAAGGCTTCCAGTAGTGGTAGATTTTCTATAGCTTCGCCATAATATGCAGAACCTGATGGGTGTGTTGGGTTGTATAGTGTGTAGTCAATTTCATCATCTGCTAAAGCGAATTGTGTAATTCTAAAAGAACCATCATTTCTTGCTAACAACTCTCTTCCTTTTGTTGTTAAAATTGCATCGATTGTGATTACTTGATTATTTAAGTATCCCATGTTTTTATGTTTTTTAATTATAAATATCTTTATAT